TGGTGTGCAGCTAAAGTTATTAGTGACGTTTAAGTCAAAAGATAGATCATTGTCAGCTGTGACTGTGCCTCGGAATGGTGCTGTAAGTGTGTCAGCTGTGTCAGCTTTTAATGTATCGGTATCGAACGCCTGGACGTCACTACCAATTGCAACACCCAATGCGGTGCGCGCTGCGCCTGCATTGGCTGCACCTGTACCACCCTGCGCAACTGATAGTGCTGTGGTCAATCCACTCAAACTCGTGATATCCGAATTTGCGCCGCTCGAGGCCTTAGCACTAATGGCGCTAATGTCGTCAGCTAAAGTTGACATATCGTTAATCACCTCAGTCACGGCCAACGCGTTCATATCACTAACCACGTCTGCTGTTGCCAGGGTATTCATGTCGGAAACCACATCTGCTGTCCCAAGGATTGAAAGGTCCTCGACGACCGCAGCTGTTCCCAGGATTGATAGGTCTTCGACAACCGCAGCTGTTCCTAGGATTGATAGGTCTTCGACGACTGCAGCTGTTCCCAAAGTATTCATCGCGCTGACCGTCGCGCTCGAGGCCAAAGTGTTCATATCGGACACAATGTCTGCCGTTGCGAGCGTGTTCATATCGGACACTACATCAGCTGTTGCGAGTGTATTCATATCACTCACCACGTCAGCGGTACCCAAAGTGTTCATATCAGAAACCACATCAGCGGTCCCGAGCGTATTCATGTCGGTCACAATGTCAGCGGTGGCTAGTATTGCCATATCCGCGACGACATCCGCTGCGGCAAGTGTGTTTACGTTAGCGATATTAGTGGCAACCGTATTCACATTGGCAATTGATCCAGAAACGGCACCAATGGTGTTGGATCCACCCAGGTCACTCGCCACCGCATTTACATTGGCGATCGACCCGGCTGTGGTGTTAACGTTGGCGATCGATCCGGCCGTGGTGTTGACGTTCGCAATCGCTGCGGCTGTGGTGTTAACGTTGGCAATGTTTGTCGCCACGGTCGTTATCACCGTGAGGTTGTCTGCCAAGTCGTTGATATTACCCACTAGCGTTTGAGCATCCGCATCCGATAAAAGCGACAGTTTTGCCGANCGATCAACGTCTGTTTTGAGCTGCTGGGTAAGGATTGTTAACCGATCGAGCGCATCGTTAATGACGCTTGGATAGAAACCACCTTGATTAGTCAGATCGACGGCTTGTAAATAATCCACCTCAGAGGTGATTACCATGGTTTCGCCCGATGGTAATGCCGTATCGAGAGTGACCGTACCTCCAGGACTAGAATCCTGATCGGCATTTAGCGTGACTGTGTAATCGCTTGCACTGATGGTCGATTCGACACCCAGCGCAGTTGCTTTGACAACCAATAACTCGGTGGATAGAAACACTTTGAAAGCGAAAGCAAATGCCGTCGTCGACCCATTACCTGAATAGATGGCCGTTTTGCGGGTTTCCGATTGTATGGTCATAGATTACCTTTATATTTGTTCAATTAGACGTCTTTTTATGAAATTAGGTGTCCACCTAGCTATTCCCCTTGGTAGCCAAAGAACACGGCTGTTGGGTTATCAGTGTCACCCTCGATGAAAGCCGTTGTTCCCTTTATCGAGCGGTTTATTTGGGCAGCTGGTAGACCAGATATTGACCCGCCAAGACTGATACCGGATCGAACAAACGCCTTATCAATTTCGCCCTGGGAGGCTTGGTTAACAAAGTCAGCCGCGTCACTTAAAACCCGCGTCCCACTTGGTCCACCGTACCCACCAAACCATTTTCCCGACATTGCAGCCTTGACTGGATAACCAAGTTCTCGCAGGAACACCACCATATTTAGCCAATAACTGACATATTCACCCGCCAATCTTTTAGCTATTTGCGACGGATTATCGGGGTCGTAATCCTCATCCTCACCCGGGGTTAACACGGTTTTAATAACTTGCTCCGCGATGACCGGAGCAATGGCCACTAGCAATAAGTTCCACAGTTTCTTCATTCGCCCGGCTTCACTCATGTTTTTAGTTGCGATCAGCATGTTCAGTTGAGTATTCGCATAGTTATAAAACACGGTGAATAATTTCTGAGTTTGGTTTCCCCGCTCAATCTGAGACAAATCCATGATTTCACCAGAGCCTTGAGTGTCTTTAATAATCTGATCGGCCACCGCTCGAGATGAATCATGGTCTCCACTTTTAGCCATGTGCTGTCGATACGCCGCATTCCAGCTGATGACATCGACGACTTGCTGTACCTGCAACATCAGAAAATACGTAGCTGCTTGCAAAGTTCGTGTCACTCTGGTCTTACCCTCGACCACATTCATCACCTCACGCAATTCTCTGAATCGCGTTTTAGATCGTGTTCGCATAAACGCACTCAACTCTTTAACATCTCGCGTCGAGCGGAGCGGGTTTGCAAAAAACCGTATGAGCTCGGGCATGACGTATCTGCCTTTGACTCGAGTCAACGTGCCAAGCAAACCGGTCGTTTGCAAAATTGAGTTCATGATGTTGATGCCAAGGCCAGCTGCTGACACACCTCGACGCAACATACCAAACATCCAATCAATACCATTCGCGGATACATGACCTTTTGCAATGTCTTCGCGCCAGCGCATAATCTGGTCGTGGGTTTCACGTCCAAAATTCTTAAAAATCGCATTGGCCACTGGCCCTTTGGCATACACTCGATTAAAGTCAATTAGCCATTCGCGCCAGGCTAAATCATGAATGACGTCACTCACACCCATGAATAAACCATTCATGTTCAGCAGTAGTGGTCGCCCTTTAATTTCACCCTCATAACGTGATTTAGTAAAACTGCGGCGAGTGGTCTGTACTGCTCGACCTGTTGACATTAATTGCTTGGCCTGTTCTTTGGCATCCTGGTCCGACGCTTGCACACTAGCCTCTGGGTCATAAATGACCGGGAAGTACCCGCCGTCGAGGACGATGTTCTCACCGTCTTTCGTTTCGATCTCGAATGGCATCGCGACAATCCAGTCGGGTTCTCGACCCTCAATTCGGCGCATCTGTTTACCGATCTGAGGTCGCCAGGAATCAAGGTACGTCCAAATATTTTGTATCGCCTTCCAATCACTTTCACTCAACGCTTCTTTAAAAAGTGAGCGCAACTGCCCTTCATCTAATTCATTGTTGAGTGTTAATCGACTGATGTTGGATTCATTACCAAAATTGAGCGCCATCACCACAATTTCTTCGTATGTGTAATTGGCCTGGACAGACTCCCAAAATCGAACCTTTTGCATACCACCCCAGAACTTTTTCGCATTTGCGAAAATAGGTTCCATAATCTTTAATAATTGCGTCGTCGCTTTGGCTCGTTCATCGGTCTCGTATGCGCTGCGTTCAGTGGCCGTGCGAATTAAAAAGTTAAATGCTGGGCCATCGTCTATACCCCCATCAAAAATAAACGCTAACGTGCTGACTCGAACATGACTCATGCCAAATCGTTTTGCTAATTGCTTTGCTCGACCTCTGAAATTAACCGGTGTTTTATTAGACGGATTACGCCCGGTCCCAGATCGATTGATTTGATCGACTTGAACCTGAGTTTCTTCTTCGACTGATCGAGTAAGCTGGCTATTTAAGAATTGATTTTTCTTTCGACCCAAATGCTCGATTTGTCGCACGGTCGCCACGAGATCGTCGAACTCGTCCAGGGTTAAATCGAAATAACTTTTACGTACACCGGTCGCCGCGAAACCGCTTAACATCACGGCTTTTTGCGCATCTTCCATATCCGGATTGTCCAATAGGGCTTTTTGATATTGCGCACGTTGTTCATCTGTTAGGAACAAATTGAGCGGCACCTCGGGAATAATGCCCTCATCGAGCTGATCGATAATAAACTTCGAAAACGCGCTTTTACGATCTGCCGCACGAATCGACGTAGTTGATAAATCGAACCGACTGAGTACGTCGATAATGGCGTCCAGGTAGTCAGCAGAAATACGCTTGGCCGCCTCGACCTTTGTGAATTTGCGGAAATACTTCAGCGCCTTTTCAATACGATCTTTGGCTTTATACCCTTGCTCGGATAACTGCGTCGAGACCAGCTGATTCATTTTCTCGATATACGCCTGTTCGGATTCGCCCTTCTTTAACGCGATTCGCGCAGCGCGACCCGCTCGAGCAGCTGCGTTAAACGCATTACGCGGCTTAATATGTTTGACCTTCTGTCGACCTAATACCTGAGCGGCTGTCATCTTTGCCGCTTGATATGCGACTTTTGCTTTACCCAAAGCTCGACCCAAAATATTGAGCTCGGTGTTAACAAATCGAGTGCGCGCTACATTAGCTAACGCACGATCCGCCGCAGCCTCGATCGATTGTTGATCCGACAATTCGGCGTACTGCTCGATCATTCGTTGATCAACCAGCGCGTCGACCGCTTCAGTTATGGTTGATGACTCAAGTAAATCATTGACTAGCATCTCGACGCTATCGAACTGGAACCGTTCAGCTAACATTTGAGCACTCAAACCATTTTTAGCGGTCATGCCCATGGCTTTTAATTTGTCTGCTTTTTCTCTACCCACCATTTCAACTAAGTGCTCATAATCGAAACGACCGGTCTCGAGCGCTGACGGATTCACCACCTGGTCACCAGGTTGAGGATCGTAATTTAAAAAGTTATGGTTGACCCCTGAGCTGTACACATCCTCACCACTGCTATCGCTGAACATAAACTTTTCCTCGAGATCAGTCATGCTGGCCTTACCGTTTTCGTCGAGCTCGAGATAACCATACTGAGCTAAGGCCTCGACCATTGCGTCAGGCGTTAAACCGCCTCGAACACGTACCACCGGCTTTCGTTTAAAAACGATTGATTTATTCTCTGGGTCATAACCCCATTCCTTTTCAATCAGTTTTTTGTTTAGCCCACCTAATTTAGCGATCGCGACAAATAAGGTGTCGACTTCATAATCGACCTCACCGTCTTTTGATTGCGGTGGTGGATCGAGCTGATCGATCTTATCCTCTGGACGAATCTTGTTCGTCAGGAATTGGAAAGCCTGGTAAATTGATTCACCCAGGATATCGAGTCGCGCTTGAGTCCGAATGGTACGCCGTTTCGCGCGCGCCTCTTTTTGTAATTTACGAATCTTCTCTGCTCGAGCACGACTGAGATACTTCAGATCCCGGTTGGACTTTTCGTCCAATTGTTGAACCGCTTCAAGACGTGCCTCTTCGTTCATCTCGAGATAGGCCTCATATCCCTCTGCGGTCATGCCAGCCTCTTCGGCTGACTCAAACAGTGGCATCAACGATTTGGCTTCAGCGGCTAATTTAATTTCCTCATCGCTGGCCAGCATACGGTTAAAGATTTGGCGAACTTCATCGCTAAGATCACCCGCCTCGGGATTCTGTGCAATAAACGCCTGGAGCGATTGATACACACTTTTTAAAAACTCTTTGAATCGGTTAAACACGCGTTGCAAATCAATACTGGGTGATTTCCCCTCGAAGGCATATGCCTCCCAAGACTCTGCAAATTTCTCGTGATAGAACCGCTTTTCATCAAAACTCAATCCTTCAAATATTAGAATCTGCTCGTTGATTGGACCTTTGATTCCCAAGTGCGTGAACAATACGTTCATGTCATTGAGAAATGTGGTTTGCGTTTCAGTCAACGTCTCGAGCGCCAGCAATTGCTTGATGGTCTCCATATTGGTTTGGAAAAACAAATGCCCAGTTTCGTGGATCATGGTCGACGCATCGGCGTTTCTTAATAACGTGATAGTCAATGTTCGCGGATCAAACGCACCACGATTGACGTCAGCTGGTGAGCTTTGCGGGTAAAACTCTGGCGCTTGAGTGAGTAAGTTATTACTCATAGCAATGATCGGCGTCTCAGTAATGTCTTGCGTTGCTTCAGGCAATCTGACACGTCGCTGCTCATCCGTTAACAACATACGTTTTTGCGTGTTTCTCGCTTCGATTTCACCAAACAACCGGTAATAAATTATGTCTCGAAGACCCGCGTCTTGGCTAAGTTTTTTTAATATCCTATCTTCATCCAAATCACCCTGGAGAGGCCTAGTGTACAAAACAGGCATTGCCCCTTCCATCGAATCAATTTGTTGTTCGAGACGCTCCTGTTGCTTTTTGTCTATTTGAGCGTTAATCACACGAATATTTTTTAAAAACTCTTTAATGATTTTATTTGGTGTGATGTCCGAATGAGTCTCATAAAAATCGCGCGTATCCTGCGTGATAAACGGATCAATGAAATCAGCCATATCAGCGGCCCACTCTCGAATCGCTCGATCTTTTTTAGGCTGTCGCAGGTTATTAATTGCATTACCTCGAGATTCTAACGCTCGACCTCTCTCGCGATCCTCATAGTTAACACGATAGAGCCTATAAAATTCGCCTTGAGCAAACAGATTGTTATATACCCGAATGTGTCGCCATACCCGACCTGGATTATCCCGACCGCTGTATTCTCTTAATTTTTGAACATCCTCGAAAAACTGACCTTGAACAATTCTCGCCCAAAGTTTATCGGCGCGCTCCTGGAGTGGTATTGAGTCCTGTTTCAAGATAGACAACTCGACTTTTGTGTCGTCAATCGTTGCAAGAAAATCGGGAATGATTAACTTCATGAACGCGTGCCGTGAATTTCCTCCGCGTGCGAAAGCCTCATACTCTTGAATGGCGTGCTGTATTTCGTGTAGCAATACAGATTTCAACGTATTTTTGCCCATCAAAATATCAAAGGACAATGAACGCAACGGTAAACGGCTATTAATTTCTATGGTCCCGCGTGGCATTGTGCTATTACCTATAAAAGTCGGGACTCTATTTGAAACATAAGCGCCTAAGTTCGTTTGACCCATATCGGAAACCACAACTGGTATGTCTTTAAGCCAGGGATACGCCGCAAATAATTCTGGGTGATCGAGAAACTCAGTTAGCTTTGGCACTGGGTCATCAAAGGTTCGGAGGCCAAATATGGTGCTTGATAGCCTCGGGATGGACTTTTCGACTCGAGGTGTCTTTGGGGGAGCCGGATCGCCCGGGCCTAAACTTTCAATTTCTTTTTGCCGGTCAGCCTCTGCCCTGTCAGCACTTTCATTGTATTCAGCCACCATTTCGTCAAACTGACTGAGCCTGCGCTCCAATACTGGGCCATACGGAACGTTATCTGAAATTTCCCACCGCCATTGTTGGTCTGGCCCGATCGTCCAACCTGTTTCCTCGAGAATCTTTTGGCGCGGCGTTTCGGCCTCGAGCATTTCTTGCGCTTTGCCAAACGTATCCATCGGCGCGTTTATTGCTCTAACCCCTGCGTATTGAAAATAGTTTTCCTCGACGGCAACGTTTTGTTCCGCCACCATAAGGTTAGACACTACATTGTCATCCCACAAAACATAAACAGAGCTACCTTCCCTACTCATGTCGGCTGTTATCGAGCCAACAAGTCCATATTGATTCAAAAATTTGGACGCGTATTCTTGAGCGCTCGCAGCACCTAATAGGCTAAAAGTTAGATTACCCTCGGTGAGCGCATCAATTTTTAGAGTCTCATAATAATCTTTAAGCATGTAAATAAAATCCCATGCGGTGTCACCATTTTTGCCCTCCCAACGCGCTCGAATGTCTTCGGGTAAAACGCTCAACATTTTGTCAACGAGCGATTGTGCGCCACCTTGATCGTCTAAGGTCTTGTCAGTATCTATAAATAGATCGATGGGAAGATTAACTTCTATCACTTGACCACCAGCACCATAAATTGCTGCGACGCTTTCACGGCTTGTGAAATAAAGGCCCCATCCTAAAACCAATCCTCCTGTCCCACTTCGCAGGTGATCTAAACTAAACGCCTCAAACTCAGCACGTGTGCCATGAAACGCAACTTCAGTTTTCTCTTCAGTTGTTTGCGCTTCAGTTGTTTGCGCTTCAGTTGTTTGCGCTTCAGTTGTTTGCGCTTCAGTTGTTTGCGCTTCAGTTGTTTGCAGCGGCTTGACTTGCCCATCGTTAAACGGCACAAACGCTTCAGAGCCATCTTGTGCGGCATAACCAAAACTGTCATACCCGGCGTTTTGCACTTCTTGTTTTAGTAAATCTGCAAACTGTTCATTGTTTTCGGCTTGTTCACGCAACCTAGTCACGTCATCTGCAACCAATACCCCTTGGTTAATCAGGTGCTGCGCCATTAAATCAGGGTCATTTATGGCATTAAAAGGCGTGGTGAACGGATTCTGGACGCTTAGAACGTAAGTCGGCTGGGTCGTATCCCCTTCTGGCGCACTCTCGCCAGGTTCTTCGTAACGCGTTGCCTTGTTTTCCTCTGAAATACTAATCACCGGTTTAGCTGCACCGTCGCCATCGACCGCTCGAGAATTACCAAACCAGGTTGCGTCACTGCTGATCTCTTGATTGAACGTGTGTTGTGTCGGGCCTCGATCAGCAAATTGCGGTGCCATGCGTCGAAAATATTCCAAAGGATCCTGGCGCAGGATTTCAGCGTTTCGAACATAGAATTTAGACATCAATAACGCGTGTTGCTGTGCTTGCGTTGACGGTATGCGCAGCCCACTCATGGACTTGAGTAATCGCTTATAAATCACCTCTTGAGCGCTCTCGGCTTTGGTACGGCGTGTCGTTTCATTGGCCGCTTGATTCACCGCGTCATTGATCACAGTGTTGTCGCCGCCAAAGTGCGCTCGAGCTTCCGTTAACGTCATGCTGTCGGTTTTGGTTCGCACGTTATCGACGATGGTTTCCCAGGCAGCGGTGTTAGCAAACCCGGCGAGCAGGTCTGACTTTTTCATGCTCACGTCACCACCGGTTTCAGTCGCGGCCTCTAGCTGATCGGTCACCGATTCGGGCATGTCGATCGTTTCCCCCGCCTCAGTCGCTTGGTTGACGGCTTGGTTATAAGCCTCAGCGGATACAGAAACCACATCATCGTCGTCGATAATGTTATCCAACACGTCTTTGACTGCCGCTCGACCTGATGGTCCGTCGAGGTTCAAACTTTCGGTCTGGGTTAATATCTCAGCCGCTTCATTCAGTGCTGAGGCGTCCGTTGCCGCATTGGTCGCTTTTGCATCCTCATAAGACTTGTAACGCCGTTTTGAGAATTCCGCATCGGCGATTCCAAACACTGTTGTAAAACCAGAGGTTGGGCCTTCGAATAGAGTCTCAGCGAAAATATCTCCCCAATGCAGCGGCTCTCGAGCCACGACCGTTTGCGCAGCCAACTCACCAGATCCACCCCCAGCCATTTCAATAGCGGTTGTTCCCCCAAGCGTTTTGGCGGTTGATTTAATGCTGCCACCTTTAATATTCGCGAGGTCAATTGGNAGGCGTTTTGCAACGAAGAACCTGGATATTCCACCGGTGAACAAATCAAATAAACCGATGGTGAGGCCTCGCTCGATTGCCTGTTTGCGAACGATTTCCATCATTGGTTCATCATCAAATAAATTGGCCATATCCATTGCATCGGATGTGTCGTAATCATATTGCGTGGCNAGCTGGTCAATCGTGGCTGCGTACTCNACTAGACCAGAAAANAGAGATGCAANNNCAANCGTACCGCTTGGCCCTGTCGCAATACCTAAACCCATTAAACCCATTTGCGGTAAATTGCTACCAAAGCTGCGCTGAAAGNTTTCTAAAAACGCGCGTGGATGTTTCATCACGGCGATCGCCCAATCAGATGGTGTCCTGGCTTTGGCAATCTCTTGCATCCCCTCACGTATCTCAGCAGGGACCGGATACTTTTTCGTAGCTTTTGCCATCTGGGCGTAGCGTTGTCCACGCTTGATATTTGCATCGAAAAAGATTTGATTTTCCGGGTCTCGACCTTTGTTGAAATCTTGTATGGCTTGTTCGTTTTGACCGTAGTCCGTCATTTCGCCAATTAAAATACTGATACGCTGCTGAAAGTCAGCAATCCCGGTACCAAATATGGGCTGCCAAAAACCCTCCCAATTTGTCCTTGGCACCTCGGATAGCCTGTCGTAACCTAACCGACGTGCCTCTCGATCGCGGTTTCGCGAGATCTGTATCTTTCGTAATTCATGCGCTTGCTCGTAATCAACCACCGCTTGGTTAAAGACCTGTTGTTTTTTATAACCGTATTTCGCAACCGGAAAGTCGTCTCGAGTCGGCGCTCGATCAAATGGCATGAGCTCACCATCGACCTTGAGTAACACACCATCGGTGCGTCGGATCGCTGGGTTATTGGACAGCTCGATAAACTTGTCAATGTCGTTTTGAATAAGTGATGCGTTCACCGTATTTTTAGTGAACGCCTGCGCAATGTTCGCGTTCTCATACAAGTGCTTGTTTCTTAATTCCCGCGTCAACAGGTCATCAAGTTTCGCGTCCCCTGGCAATACCAAATTGGGATTCAGATCCAATTCCCGCGCGGCGTCAATTCGTTTAGCCGTTTTTTCCGCTGGCTCAAGGGTCGTGATCAGCTCATGCGATGGGTTACCCAGCGTTTGTCGATTAAAGTCTTCAAAAAGAAATTCAGGCCCTTGGGGTTTGAGCTGGGTTTTTCTTCGACGTATCGCTCTGTAGTCAATCTCACCAGTTGGAGTGACTGGAAAACCACCGGTTTTTGGTATGCTCGGCATTATTCAGCCCCCGTCTGTGGTCTTCTTTTAGCTTTTCCAAGTCGCTCCTGAAAACCTTCGAGAATTATTATTTGTTCGTCACTCGCAAGTCCCTCTTGAAAGTTATAAAGGGCCTTCAATTCGTCATCGCTCGGCGAGAAATTCATGTACTCGGCTTCTAATGCCGCGATTTCTTTTTTTCTCCACTCTCTTGGCGGTTTTCCCTGACCGTCCGGAACAAATACCGCATCATCTCCAAACGTAGCTCGTCGGTCTGCACGGAACGTGCTCACGTTACCAATGAAAGCACCAGGCCGTCGTTTCCAGGTCCCCATTACTGAACCCGGTTGCAATATCTTTACTGCCGTGTCGTAATCCAGCTGTTTAACCCCGTTCGCTTTTTTGTAATTTTCAAGAAAAGCTTTGGCCCATATTTTGTATTCCCCCAGCTCTGCTTTGTGTGAAATTTTAGATGTGTCATATCCCATTGAAACACTCATATCAGTCACCGCTTGATTCGAACCGGCTTGCAATTCGAAATAACCCGGCGCTTTCATTTCAAATTGTTCCGTCATGAACGATTGCAATTTACTTGCTTCAATAAATGGCGCGTACAGGATTAAGTTTTCCTCCATGAACGCTTTCGGCTCATTCAGTCTCATCTGCTCCAAATCAAACCATTTATCCATATTTGTCTGCACCGGAGGGTTGGTTTGGAGATAAGTGGCATATTCCCTAAAGAGCTTGGCTTTTGTGGGGTCGTGCGCCTCCACAAACGCCAATTGGTTCTGATCGATTTGACTCATGTCACCGTCTGCCTCGGTGATCGCACTCGTGATGTCAGCCACGTTTTGAACAACGTCAGCTTGAATTGTTGTCGTGCGTGAATTCAATAACAAATCGAGCTGCCCTCTGGCCGCAGTAGTGACTTCCGGGTCGAGCCTTTTATTGAGTAACAAATTTGTTTTTTGTGTCTCAATGCTTTTCGTATAATCCGGGATCGTGGTGTACTCAGTCCCAGCCAGATGAATTTCCATGTAAAGACTATTGGCCAATTCAACGCCTTGCGTGGTGTAAGTCGTGGTTTGTGCCACCTCTCTTAACTCATTACGCACCTTTGCGTTTTGGATCTTTCCCTCGTGCTGCTCAAAAAACGCCAACGCATCGCCTGGGAATTGACTGATCATGTTTGTTGTGAGCAAGCCGTAAATTTCACTTTGCTTATTTTGTTGCGCCAAAAACGCTTGCTTTTCACTTCCACCAGACAATCTCACCGCTTCACCCGCAGCGTTCATGGCTTGGGCAATGTTGTCGTAACCTTCGACCGTAATCCCGGCCACCGCAGCACCATCCGCATTGGTATGGTTTGCCACTTCGCCGTTATCATAAAGTTGGCCAGTGGCGCTTAAACTAAAAGACGTGGCTTTAGTCGTTGCGAGGTCCACTGACGCTGCGCGAGCCTGGATGTCGACTTTTTTATTTTCTCCGGCCTCAAAAACCGAGACCTGGTTAGCCGCAGCCAAGTGAGTTGCGATGATCTTTTCTTTAACGAGGTCTCGAATTCGCGGATCATAGTTTTTAGTAAACTCGTCAATTTGTGTGTTACCTTTATTCATAAACTCGTCAGTGGCGCCAAATGCCTGCTCACCCTCACGACCCATGACGTCTTCCATGGCCTCAATCGACCATGTGGTGTAGGCATTATTTGCTCTGAGTAAAGCCGTTTGATCCTGGCGATTGCGGTTCGTGATGGCTAGTTTTTGGGCCATCGCGGTGAACGATGCGCCTGCACTGAGGACACTCGATCCAAAATTAGTCGCGTCAGTCCCGGCCACGGCTGGTGAGTTAGCGCTTCCCGAGCCAACGGCTGGGGCAGAGAACGTCGCTGGCGCTACATTTTGTTCATAACTTGGCAGTTTTGGCATAGTTTATATCGTAAAAGTTGAGCCCAGTGGCAAGGTGCCGCCGAGTTTTTTGAGGTAGTACCATTGACTAGCCACGGTCGAGGCGTCCCCCATTAATCCACCCAAAGCACCCCGGGTCGGATTGATGTTTGACGACGCTGTGGCGTACGTGTTGGAGGACATGGCGTAATTGGTCGCGCCCATTCGCGCAGCGCCTTCTTTTGCAACCGCGTTTTTTAAGATTTCAATGGCGTCAATTTCTTTCAATATGTCACTTCGATTCATGACATCGAGCGCCGATTGGCTATCCATTGCGATACCACTCGCGCCCAGGCGTGCGCGTTGCAGCCCTTTGATATCACCCGCTCGACGAGTGACTTGGCCAATTTGACGCTCTCCCGCGAGTCGAATGCTGTCAGCTTGTAGATTTAAATTTTGTTGATTAATGTCCGCGAGCTGCGATTGGTAGGCCATCGACGATTGTTGCGCTTTGGCTTGGTATTTAGAGCCAATAAATTTACTGGCTGCTCCAAAAATTTGCGCACCAAACGCCACATCAGCCATACCGCCCTCAATGTCACCACCGAACGCCCAATTTAAAAAATCTTTTGTTTTACTAGCCATAATTAATCATCGGTTAAAAAGTTAAATCAAGTGACCTACCCGCCCACAGTCACCTCGGATGTCACCGCCACGATCGTGATCGGCAGCGGATCTTTTTGTCTCACAAAGATTTGACCCGAATCATTCCAACTGGGACTGATCGGCATGCGTAATTCCTGCGTTTTAAGTTCTGGAGGTGACCCATACGGTTCTGTTGTACGTTGTTTAAACTCCGTTAAGTTATCCACATTTGGCCCCACAAAAATGCCGGAGGACTTGAACACGCGTAGTGCCACCTGGTTGATGTTTTTATATCGACCTTGACCAAACGCTTCCATTTGGATCGTAATCGGTAAGGTTTCGATATCCGACGTAATTGGTAATCCGACCTGCACGACCACACTCGCTGCGTCTAAACTGACCGCACCGCTTGAGACGGTGCGCTGTGGATGCACCGCGCCGTCCGCTAAAATATTGACCGTCTGCCCCTCGAGGTGAGTCAGCCCGGTGACCGAATCGCGTGCAAAGGCCCAGGTCGTTCGAGCGGAGCTGCGAAGACTCACAGGAATGGTTTTATCTGTTCGGACCTGGGCCACTGTGGTCGAGCTTGTCGAGACAATTTCCAGCGTGTATTTCACACCATCGGTGTCGGTGATGATGATCGCGTCACCCTTATCGGTGCTCACTGGGTTTAAAAACGTGCCGACTGAGGCCGTCAATGTCAGACTCTCAGCGCTTGTAAAGTTAGTGCCGCCTGAAATGGTCATGGTCGTTGACGCCGTATTCGTGCCGTCGAGGGTTAACCCGCAATCCACAAAAAATGCATCTTCAGGTGCGTCAAAGTACCGGGGTTGCATTCGCTCGATGTATCGCGTCATGGCCCCATCGATCGTGCGTTTGACCACGGCATACAGCACATCATCGTCACCTTCAGCGACCACACACACGGACTCGAACGTGCCATTTTCCGTCGTGTGTTGATGCCACGCGCCCACACCTTGCTCCGGCATATACGTAAAACCAAGCAGCACACCGTCGTTGCGAACGAACCAGGCGATGGGATATGGCGCTTTAGAAAACGCAATATCGGTGATCGTGTGTTCATCAAATAAATGCGGCGCGCGAACACTTAAATCCCCGGTAATGAATCCGTTTGCCTGCCAGTTGTATCCCAATTCGCGAACGTGGCCACCTCGAGCAGCGGCGTAAATCAGCGAATTATTGACAATAATCGGTTGAACATTGCTCGCTCCGACGTACGACTGTGGCTTAACAGAGATGGTGCTCGGGGTTATTGCGTCGCTATTCAAACTGGTGACCCGCCACTCGGCTGCTGAGGT